CAACTTTGGAAGCCAGCCGACCGGGTAGATTGAGCAGCTTCCCCCGCATGTTGCCGATCATCGACTCCCAATGCGTCTGGACCGCATCAGCCGGGATCAGGTTCTTGCGCTTGATCTCTTCCTCAAGGCCGGCGATGTTCGCTTGGTGATGGGTAAGCCGGGCTTTTTCAGTGTCGTAGTCGTAGTCGTTCTCAACCCCGTAGATCATCGCCAGCGCCTGGGTAGATTCCACCTCGGCACCGCGCACGCCTTCGGGTATCAACTCAGAACAGCGTTTTCTGATGGTATCGCGGTGGATTCCAGTCAGTTCCGCCAGTCGGTTGATGGTTATCAGCATTTTGACGCGTTATGTGACATTGTAACTAGCGAAACACCGAGGTTCGCACTACCCCTGCGGGGGGTTGCCGCAAAGAACCTACGATTTTCATAACAAAAACAATAACTTATTGCTTTTTGCAATGTTATCCTTTGCCCACAATGGTCTGAGGTTCGGCAAATCCCAGCATGCCTTCCATTCGCTGTCACCAATCTCTTTGAAGTTGAATGAACTGATGGGCAGAATGTGGTCAATGTGAATATCACCTTTCTTAAACCTATCCCAGTTCATACGGTAGGTGAATTGGCTTTCAAGATGCTTACGAAGGTCTGCGATTGTGTAGCCAAGCAGCCATTCAACCTTTCCAGACTTACCACCTCGCTTAAGTGCATCTCTCATGATGTCACCAATCTTGTCATGCTTAGTTCGCCGCCTCATGTGCGCTCGCATTTTTTCACGCAGACAAAACTCTGGATCAAGTCTGTACTGAAGTCTGTATTGCTCTGCTTTAGACAATCTTGGATTTTTCCACGGCTCATCAGCGTAGTGGGCTTTCATCCATTTTTTGTTTGCCTTTTCTCTGATCCAATAATCCCATGCCTGTCTGGCGTTTTGCTTGGCAAGCGCATCATATTTTTTTTGCAATGATGGAATTCGACGATTAGCTTCGTGTCCATTTATCTTAGATTTCTCCAATGCCTCTTGCTTTGAATACCCTTTCTGCAACCATCGTTGCATTCTTCTTTGTTCGGGAGTTGCAGTTGATCTTCTGCCTGTCAGTCTTTTGCGCCTTTCAGCACGTCCATCCCTAGCTTGCTTTGTGCATGACTTACACTCTGATCTGAGTCCTGCTCTCATCACATAAAACTCGCCTGATTGCTTCACAACCCCACACTTAGTACAAGCCTTCTCAAATACGACGCACGCCTCTGTGCTACTGTTTGACACAGCCATGTTGACCCTCCAAAACGTCTCGTGGTCAGGGCGTAGCGATCTGCCAGGATCACTGCGCCCGTCTTTTCTTTCCTGCTAAACCATCACCACCACAATCCCAACAGACCAACACCTAACAGCGCTAGTAGCACGAAGTCAGTCATTGCCAGTGCCTTCCGTCTTCACCCTGCACTCACCCAACAGCGCGAAGTACGCCGCCCCGTCGATGAGGTCATCGATATGTAATTGCCCTTGCGATTCACGCGCCATCTTCACAGCCAGCAAGCAACGCCACACGTCGGCCTCTACCCAATCATGGTCAGTCCATGCCCTGAGTATTGATGCAGCACGGGCTGCACTGCGCTCACCCGATGGCTGGTCACGCACTTCGGCACGATCTTTCATCGCATCGAGTCCAGCCTGTAAGAAATCAGATGCTTTCATTGCTGGCTAAACCCAGCACGATCCAGCATCAGCTTCAGTTCATTCTCAGGCCCGTACCAGCCGGGTGGCTTACCAATCTGCCCGTCAGCGCGGCGGTATACCTGCCCATCCACAACCTTCCGCATGTTGGCCTCATGCACCGCGTTCCAGGCTTCATTCGGGTTGATGCCCATGCTGCGAATCAGGCCGATGCAGACGACGATGGTATCCACCGCCCCATCCAGCACTTTCAGCATGTCGCCCTCGGCCCAAGCATCCTCGATCTCGTTAGCCTCCTCGATAATGTGGTGCTTGTAGCGCTCCATTTGATCCTGATTGATCCGGTTGACGGTTTGCCCGCCCGCCAGCATGAAATGCGCTTGATCTTCTGCCCAGTTACTCATCACTTTCCCTCGTAAGGTTTACCGTCTGAATATCTACCCGTGCCTTTTGCTTGCCACGATTCTCTAGTGTCCATCGAGTTCATCAGCACGCGCTCCACGACAAACGAATGCGCCTCGCCAGCCTGTACTTTTTCCCGTGCAATCTCGGTGGCGCGTACCAGGCCAAGATTGTTGCCCAGCCAGACCTTCGCCAGCTTTGCGCCTCGATCGTTAAACATCGTCAACGAATACGAATCCGTTCCGTACTTTGCTTGGCCTGTCTCATCCTGCATCGTGGTTTTTCTCCTGATTCAATAAGGCGATGACAATCCCAAACGGCAGCATTGCCACAATCGCCAGCAGGGTCAGCATGACCAGAGTTGTGGATAGGATGTGGGTGAGGATGGGTTTCACGCCGCCTCCCACGCAATGACCAGGCCACCATCAGGGATCGGTTCGCCCTTGCGAATCGACAGATGTGTAATCTGCTTGTCGTCCGCGTAAGCAATCCCGTTCAGGCAATCAATCGCTACCTTCATCACGTTATCCAGATCCATCGACCGGACGCCTTGCCCTGGCTGATACTTTTGCGGACGCTTGGGGTGATAGCTCATGTCCAGCTTCACCCAACCCTTAAGCGGATCACAGACGCCCTCATTAGCGGCAATCACATGCACCGCTGCTTTGTACTCGCGGGCCTCGGTGGATTTCACGGTCATGCCGCGAAACGACCGCCAATAGCGATTCGTGCTGATGGGGTAAGGCAGGATTAGTTGCGGCATGGCTAAAACGGGATGTCGTCGTCAAACGGCACCGCCGAAGGGGCTGATGCGGTTGCACTCGCACTCGCTACCGGCGCGGAGGTGGCTGGGGTAAAGCTGCCCTGCCCGTCCCTTTCCTTGGGCTTGAAGAAATTGATACGAACGCCCCGGTCGCCCGGACAGCCAGCCGGGTTGAACCACTTCTCCAGAATCAGGCACTGCCCGCCATCCTCGAATTGCAGGACGGCCCCGACATTCACCCAGTTCTTTTTTGTGCTGCCATCGCGGGCCTGATACTCGCTAGTGGCTACTGCCGCGTCATAAATCTTCTGTGCTGCCATGTGCTACTTCCAGTGGTTTGAATCGAGAATGAGTCCGGTGTCATCCTTCACGCGAATGCGCCGGATGTCGCCGGGTTGGTTGAAGACGGACGTAAAGCCCGCCAGAAAGTCGGCCATGTCTGGATGGTGGTTGCGCACGTAGGCTTTCTCTTCGCGTTGCTTTTGGCACTTGGGTTCACGCACCGAATTGACGGTATCGGTCAGGCGATTCAGCCGCGCCGTGATATCGACTAACTCACCCATGCGCGTACCGTCCGCAGATGACTGTCGAAATCGCTGATAACCCGGCCCGCATTGGCCTGAAGCCAATCGCGGTAACGTCCCTCTTCCCGCAGGTTGGCCAGATGCGCGATTCCGATGGCCTTGCGTTGGGCGCGATGTTCTGCCGGTTCTGGCAGGCGCTGATGCAGCTTGTGGGCTTCCTCGCGAATGGGTCGGCATAGCGTCCGAAACTGCGGCAGCGTCGGTGGCCATTCGGCTTCCCACGTCATGCACGCCACCAGTCCGGTGCGAAGTTCGTCCGGCGTCATATCCACCAATCCAGCCAGCCATGTTTCGGATGGCAGCGCCCCGTAGGACGAGATCCACTTGTGGCCGAAGGTCGCGGACATGTGCTGCCATAGCCGGTCAATATGCGACTGCCCAATAGTCGCCCGATCCAAGTTCGATGAAGTCGTCTGGCGGAACGCCTGGGCCAGCCGGTTGACGGGCGGCGTCTCGTTCGGCAATGGCCCTCGCGACTTTTGCGGGAGCCGAGTTGTCAGGTCGCTGATGGGTTGCATGGTGTGCTCCGTTGCGTGGTTGTTGCCCATTCCTTTGGGTTTGCCCATACGCCGCGCTGGTCGCCGGTTTCGGGATTTCCTGGTCATGCTCGTCCTGCCAGCCTTTCGCGTTCAGCCACGTCGAGGCGTTCGGTGTGTACCGTTTTTCGCCTGTGAATCGTGTGTCCGAAGTCATGGCCCGCCGTAAGCCGAGGAGGATTTCGGCTAACAGTTGCTCGTTCGGTTTGAGTTGCGCGAATGTTCTCTCGGCCTGTCCCTTCGAGAGCTTTTTCGGGTATGCCGCCCAGAAGCGTGCGAAGAGTTCGCTCGCTTCGCGTTTGGGGGGTTTGGGGGGAATAGCACTCTCTATTCCTGGTTCTTTTATTGGATTGAGTACGGTTTTCCGTACCGGTTCGTGTCGGTTTTCCGTACCAGTTCGGTTTTCCGAACTGGTTTGGTTTTCCGTACCGGTTTCCAGTCCAACAAGGACGTAATGAGAAGACGCGCCAAAGGCCCGCGAGACTTCCACGAGTCCTAGTTTTTCAAGGTCACGGATAGACTCTGGAATGGTCGTCCGATGACATCCAGTCTTCTTTACCAACGTGTTCAGAGACGGGTTACATTGCCCCGTCTCTTTGTTGTGCGAGTCAGCAAGCGCCAGCAAAACAATGCGCCGGGTCACGGAAATATCATCTCGTTCATAAACGGCATCCCATGCCCAGCGTGTTGCCTCGTAACTCACTAACTTAGCTCTTCGACAATCTCAGCCATGAATCTGATATTTATCCTGCCTATTGCTTCAATGGATTGATGAAGGACTTTATAGGCAGCAATCACTTCTTCTGAGTCAAGAAAGTAGGTTGAATCAAGGCTTTCAAGTGTCTCAATGGACTTCTCTATATGTCTTGATGAAGATCTTAATAAAGCAGTTTTCCACTCAGATATGCTTTTAATTGTTTTTGATGAGTTACATGAATGACAGCATGCAGCAAGATTGTCTTCGTGATGCGGCCCGCCGAGTGACTTTGCGTGTATGTGGTCAATACGTACAGATTTTTCGTCAAGTTGAATTCCACAGTAACTGCACATCCAGTCACTTTTCTCTAACAGACCCACCCTCAGTTCTCGTAGCCTTTTGCGTCCGAGAATCTTGCTTATCTCTCTCGTGTTTTGCGATTCCATTTCTCTCACTTAATAGCTTGCAGAGGAAGTTTGGTGAATGCGTGACTCATTACGCCGCCGCTTGAATGTCTGCCATAGGCCGTCATAGAAAACCTCCTTCTCAATCTCGTTGCCCCATACAGTCCAACCCGGAGCATTGCGTCTGGCAAACATTTCAAGGTAGGAAGGCGGGCTTGCTCTCTCAATAAACTGGCGAAATGCTTCAGGCTTTGCGGAATGCTTGGTCCTCTTTTCCTCGTGCCAGCTTTTCAGTGAACGATCTTGAAATGGTGCCTTGCCTCGCACACCAAATAGAAGAAACTCATGGGACACGCGCCAATAGTTGCCAATCCCCATTTGTGGCTTGACCCAAACGCAACAGGATTTGTAGGTGAAGCCCCAAGCCTCCATGATTTCTCGGCATTCAAACAGGAAAGCGTTGGTAGTCCATAGGTGAAGATGGGCGTTCTCTTCAGACAATTCGGATACAGGCAGCGCAGCTATCTCAGTATTCGTCATGCCACCATAGTGGTTTCCAGTGGCAGCGCGAGTGCCTTGGTTTCCATATAGCCACGGCGGGTCGGCATAGATTGTCGAGAAGCGCTTACCGCCGCTTATGAGTTCGCGCAGGTCAGTGGTGCTGCAGGTTTCGATAGGACCGCGCACCATGCCATCAAGTGCTTCATCCCTAGAAGAATCGTCGCGCAGTTTTGCGACGTCCTTACGCTGCATTTCTGGGTGAATCAGACCGTCGCTCAAAGCTGATTCAAAAACACCTTCGTCTAGCTTAGAAAGCTCATACAGCGTTCCCCAGCTTGGTGGTAAATACTGCACATGTGCAGTATTTGAAATAGCCGGATGTTTAGCCACAAGAATGAGTCTTTGTGCTGTGCTTTCTGTAAAAGGTAATCGCTCAATCATTGGCAACCATTCGCCATGCGCTAAATCATCCTTGGCCTGAATCAGCAAGCGACCAACATCGATAATGGACTCGACAGAATCCTGCCAGCGCGAACAAATCCGTTCAGCCCATTGGTCTGCTTTTGAACCAATCCTTATAATTTTGCTTTCTTCTAGGCTAATAACGGCATTCATTTATTTGTGTTTTCCTTCAACTTTGATGTCACGCCCAATTCCCCGTCCTAATCCGATGCCGGCTGTTATGCGGCCCACTCTCAATCCCCACCTGAAATCGCCTCGGTAGCGCGTCGCAAATCATCTCGACGGCCATGCGTTCCGATGACTTGTGCAAGTCCAGCCGCTGGCAAATGTCGTTTACCAGCATCCCGGCACGGCGAAGGCTTACGACTTGCGCCCGCAGTTGCACATCCACCGGCATCGGGCCGCGAAATCCACCGTGCTTGCGCCGCTTTCCCATTGCCTAGTTCTTAACCAGCCGCATCGGCTGCATCGGTTGGTTGCCCTCGATGAACACGCTCCGGCTATTGATGTCGCCCACCTTGTTGATGTAATCCACCTCAACTTTGGCGCTGGCCACTAGGGTTTGCGCCACGTTATTGATGGCCATCGCCTTCGCCACCTCCATCTCGCCTGACTTCAGCATCTCGATGGACTCAAACAAGTGGTTACGCAAATCTTCCATGCGATTCTTCATCGGCTTCTCGCT